TCAATACCCCAAACCCGCAAATTGATTTAACCGCAACATTTACAGCACAATCCAAAGTAGAAGCTGAATACACCGCGGCATCTTTGCATTTTTTCAAAAGTGTTTTAAAAGGGGATTATGGACAACAAACACGCAGCACTAGTGGAACTCCGCCACCTGTTCTGCTTTTAAGTTCTTATGGTAGTATGCATATGGAAAATACTCCTGTAATTTTACGCAGCTTTAACTATACTTTGCCAGAAGATTTAGACTATGTTACTATTGAAATTGATGGTCAAATGCAAACATTACCAACACAGTTGTTAGTGAGCTTGAGCTTCACGCCACAGTATCCTCCATCTAAAGTTAGAAAAGAATTTAATATTAATACCTTTAGATCAGGAAAATCTGGAGGATTTATATAATGGCATCTTATCGCTCAGACAGTGCTTATAGGAATACTCCAAAAATAGAAAACAAATATCTCGACGTTTATGAATCTACTATCACTAATTCACAAGAATATAATTTAGTTGAGAAGGAAATCTCTTCCAAGTATCACCAACGCCCAGACTTAATGGCACATGACTTGTATGGTAATTCAAAATTATGGTGGGTGTTTTTAGAATTTAACCAAGATGATTTAGAAGATCCTATTTTGGACTTTGTGTCAGGATTAACTATCCTCGTTCCAACAAGGTTCTCATAAATGACAGTTCGTAGTGTAAGAAATAATAATCCAGGAAATATTGATCGAGGTAGCTCCCAATGGGAAGGCGCCGTGCCTGGTAATGATAGTAGATTTGAAACGTTTGCCACACCAGAGCATGGTGTTAGAGCAATGACAAAAACATTATACACTTATCAAGACAGACATAGATTAAGCACAGTTAATCAAATGGTTAGCCGTTGGGCACCGCCAACCGAAAACAATACAGCTGCTTATGTCAATTCAGTAGCAAGTGCAATGGGAGTAGATCCAAATCAACCAGTTGATTTGAGAAGTAACCCCGAACTAGCCGAAAGAATGATAACGTCGATGATCCGCCATGAGGGTGGTGCAGAAGCATCTACGTATTTTAATGACGATGTAGTAGCAGGAGGAATAGCATTAGCAAATAATACTGCCCCGCCATCGAACACAGGCGAACAGACAGCAGCCGATGCAGAAAATCCAGATCAGTTAGACCCTAGAGGTCCAGATCAAATTGTACCTGATACAACTGTTAACCGAAACACTGCGCCAGTCACTGGTTTTAGTTCAACCAAACTACAGGAAAACTGGTTAAGCACAGTGAATTTAGGCACATATAAATGGACATTGTATTTGGTAAAAAGTAATGTGTGGAATAGTCCAGAATCATTAAACAATGATACCGCAGTATTAAATGCTGGCAATGCATTAATAGTAGCTGAAACTGGCGTTGACTCAACATTTAATATTGAAAATATGTTGATGTTAACTAGACTTATTGAAAGTGCAGGAGATAACAGTGCAGCACTTGGCACATTTCAGTTTGATCTAATAGAAACAATGGGCTTTACATTTGTTGATAGATTGTTAGTATTTCAGAAAAGTTTTTTTCCAAGTGGCGGCATACCAAACGCTCTTTTTGTTCTTAAACTGGAATTTTTGGGAAAAGATTCTTATACTGACAAACCAGTTAAATGGCCTGGACAAAGCATGTTTTATCCTTGTACTTTCCAAACAATTAATGCCACTGTTGACGGTGGCGGCAGCAAGTATAATATTATTGCTATGAATTCTCCAATGTCAGCATCACAGCATGCTACAATTGCCGTGGATCTCAATGTGCAAGGAGTTGATACTATTGAATCCTTTGCAACAGAACTCGAGCTTCAGTTAAATAATCATGAAAGAGAAATTCGGTCAGATGCTAGAAATCAAGTGAGCGGTCCGCCGCCAGTTAGAAAAACTTGGAAGGTGGAATTTGATGCTAGTGCTACCAACGCCAACTTACCAGATGCTAACGGGCAGGCGTTTAACCTAGCAAACCAGTCATTTGGTACAACTGCTGACCAAGCAAGTGCTGGTATGCTAAGTGCAAATACCGAAGATCCAAACTATCGTGATGCTACTATCAACAGTGACACAAATATTGCTAATTATGTAACTATGTTGTTTACACGAAACTGTCCAGGATTCGCAGCGTATGCAAGATACCACAGCGAAAACAGTATTAAGTCTCCCTTTATTAATACAGAGGTTGAGATCAAACATGGCGACGGAGTAGACTCAACGACTTTTGAAAGAGAAAAAGAAATTATTGTTACGGTTGGAATTATTTGGACATATACAGCCCGCCCAGATAATCCACAGAGAGCAGTAGAACAAGCAACCAGTTCGTCATATCAAAATGAAAGATTTGGACAGCTTCCTATTGCAAAGTCATATAGATATAATTATAGCGGTGAAACGACTGAGCTTATTGACTTTACTCTTGAATATAATAATTTGTTTGTTGTTGCGCAAGATCCTGGATTTGCAACTCGTTATGAGGAGCCAACTGGCTCTCATGGATCTGCAATTGTTAATAACACAACACAAACACCTAATGCAGAAGTAAGTGAGGGAAATACAACAGCTAGTAGGATTTCAAGTGCAACTTACCTGAGTGATGTTAAAATTGATCAGGACGACATTGTAATTGAAATTCCAAGTTATAGTTTTCAGTTATTGGGCGGCAACTTACAAAATGCAAATGATCAAAGCGCAGGAAATGTTGATGGAATTAATGCTGTTAGAGACTTAATGTATGCAGGACGTAGTGCAGACTTTTTAGATATAGAATTCCAAATCAGAGGTGATCCTTTTTGGATGGGTACTCCTGGTGCAATTTCATATGGTACTACAGAGACATTATTGGAATATGCACGTGCTGATAGCTTAATTGCATTTGTAAATTATCATCCAAAAGAAGCAATGATGGAACCAGGATACCGCGGCAAAGCAGACATGGATCTAGCCAGCAGTGGCGTATATAGAGTTACTGATGTTGAGAGTAGATTCCAGAATGGATCATTTGTACAAACACTTAAAGGTTTTAGAGATACTAGAACAACCGCATCTCTGGTTAAAAACCACCTAGCAAATTTAACGAGCGAGTAAAAGATGGCTTATAGAAACGACAATAAAACATTACCAGGTAGAACCAAACAACAGAGTAGTGGCGGCATTAATGCCTTGGCTGGAGTATATACTGCGGTTGTTACAGATAATGTAGACAGTATTAACACTGGTAGAGTAAAAGTAAAAATACCACAATTTGGTGGTGAGGAAGTAAGCAGACTTGTATTGTTGGTAACTCCATTTGGCGGAGTAAGCAATGGGCGTGAAAACTCAGATGACCCTGCTGATGAAAAAGGCGCACCTAAAAGTTTTGGAATGTGGCCTCAACCTCCAGCAATTGGTACGGAAGTATTAGTTGCATATACAACAGGTCGTGAAGAAGGCTTTTTAGTTGGTAGTTTTGTAGGCAAGGACAGAAATCACATGATGGGCGGACAGGCCAGTGCTGAAGCATACAACCCAGATGGAACTACTAGTTTTGGTCCAACTGTGGAAAAAAATGTTCATGACAGTAATGATCAGTCAACTAAGCCTATGAATGTAGAAACATCAGCAAGATTAAGCCAACAAGGCTTGGCAGGCGATTTGGTCAGAGGACACAGTTCTAGTAGTGCAAGAAGAGAGTCACCAAGCAAGGTATTTGGTATTAATACATCAGGTGGGCATGTGTTAACATTGGATGATGGAGATGAAACTGGCAGTAGTTCCAATATTCGTTTACGAAGTAGAAATGGCGCACAGATATTATTGGATGATAGTAACGATATGATATTTGTAACTAATAGCAGTGGTAGTGCGTATATTGAAATAGACGGCGCTGGTATGATTGATGTTTACAGTGAGACTAGTATTAGTATGCACTGTGAAGGAAGTTACAACCTCCACGCCAAAGGAAATATTAACATGCAAGCTGATCAAGGCGTAAACATTAAAAGTTCAGGTGCTGAGGGAATTAAAGTAGAAGCAAGTGTTGGAAGTATTGATCAATATGCTGAAACAAATATTAATATTAATGCTGCACAAAGTACAAACATATTAAGTAAGCACCATGTTGAAACTGCAAATATGATTGACATGAATGGACCACAGGCAATGACTGCAAGTAAAGTAACAATGCATAGTCAAGTAGCCAACAAAGGAGTTGCGGAAAGTGCAGTTGAGCGAGTACCAGAACATCAACCCTGGGAAGGCAAAACAAGCATACAGGAAACATTTAACACAAGCAAGGGATCAGTATCGTAATGGCTAGAATCGTTTTACCAAATATCGTAACTGAAAAAGATCTCATTGAGTTTGATTTGTTTACAGTTAAAGATCCAGATGCAACTAATGTGCTTATACCATTAAATGAATTGGAAGCAAGTGAGCTGTCACTAAACTTTTCCTTGCGACAAACACCCTGGAAGGGATATAAAAATACTAATCCAGTAACAAAATTCTCACAAATCGGTTATGGCACAACGAGAGAATTAGACAACAAGTTGGGATTAACTGAAAAACAATCTTACAGCTATTGGATTGAGAATTATAAAAATGCAGAAAGAAAATTTAAACGTCTTTTCCCTCTTGACTTTTTAACACAGTCACAGTATGATGGACTGGTAAGCCTTTACTTTTCTACTGGTAGTTTTGATAAAGTTGGCACAGAAGATCGTAAGTTTGATTTGGTGCCGTTTATCAAAAACAAACAATGGGAATATCTTGCAACTGCATTAACAATGAGCGGTTCAAATAGGATGGTAAGACAAGGCGAAGCAAAAATTATAATGCTAGGCGACTATGGTCCGTACAAAGATAGAAGTTTAATCAAAGAGCAAGGGTTACAAGCATTAAGAAAAAATTATCCCGATAACTTTACGGATAGTATCAGCATACAACAGGCAGAGAATGTATACTATGCCGAAACAAAAAGATTTTTACCTAAGATGACATTATCAAGACAGCGAGAAGTGGTTAAGGTAAATACATAAAATAAAAAGGAATATCACTTGCCTAGCGTACTATTGCTCAATGCAGATGCACAACCACTAACGTATCTTCCACTAAGCACAATTAGTTGGCAGAGTGCAATAAAGGCTGTTTTTTCCGATAAAGCGAGAGTTTTAGAAACGTATTACAACCATGAAATACGCAGTGCTAACTTTAAGATGAAAATGCCCAGCGTTATTATCTTAACAAGGTATCATAAACAACCACAAAGAGCAAAATTTACCCGGCGTAACTTATATGTAAGAGATAATTACCAATGTCAGTACTGTGGTGATAAATTTAGTCATGGAGATCTGACGATCGATCATGTAATTCCCAAAAGCCGTGGCGGCAAGTTAATCTGGGAAAATAGTGTAACTTCATGTGGACCATGCAACGTCAAAAAAAGCAATAAGTTACAACGTCCTATTAAAAGTCCACATAAACCCAGCTGGCATGAAATCAACAATGCGGCTAGAAACTATAATTTAACAATTCCCGATGAAATCTGGCAACAATATTTGCAATGGCCAGAAAATTTATTGGTTGTCAATAAAAGTATAGCAGACTTGCCAGCCTAAAAAACCTTAGATTTTTTTAGATAAATATCTTTATGAAGAAGATAATCGGTTATACAACAGTTGGCGAGCAATATGATGCTAGATATCTAACAGATCTAGAGCTTGCAAAGCAGGATTTAAAGAATCATTTCAATATCCGCAAGGGTGAGAAATGGACTAATCCCGAGTTTGGCAGCAATCTGCCTTTATATGTATTCCAACCACTTGATGATCAAACACTCTATCTCATTGAACAAGATGTCAGTGATGTAGTTACGTTTGATCCACGTTTTGAGTTAATGGAAAAAAATGTAATAGTAGTGCATGATGCTGGAGAAGTAACAGTAAGCATTAAATTAATGTATTTGCCCACAACAACTGCCACTGATTTGATATTAAAATTCGACGACGAATTTCAGGAAGACAGAGAGTTTTAAAAATGGCACAAAAAGCAAGACAGTCTAGAATGTTTGCAGCAGAGGACTATGCAGCAGTTTACGATTCATATATTAATGCCGATTTCCAAGCGTATGATTATGATACGATTAGAACATCAATGGTTGATTATGTTCGCAATAATTACCCAGAAAATTACAATGACTGGATTGAAAGTTCAGAGTTTGTAGCAATACTAGATTTAATTGCTCGCTTTGGTCATAGTTTAGCATATCGCAATGACATCAACAGCCGTAACAACTTCCTGAGTACAGCTCAACGTCAAGAAAGCGTTTTTAAACTTGCAGAATTTTTAGGTTACCAACCAAAGCGCCCTCTTCCTGCGTTTGGCCAACTTAAAGTAGTAAGTGTAAAAACAAATGAACCAGTTATTGGCAGCAAAGGCACCAGTCTTGGTGGTCAAGAAATTCGTTATGAAAGTTCAACAAGTGTTGACAATTTGGATGATTTTGTTACGATAATGAATGCAGCATTTTCTCCAAGTAATCAGATTGGTAGTCCTCGCAAGCAAGCGACTATTAGTAATACACTAGTACAATTTTATAATATTAATAGTATTGTTGATCAGATAAACTTTCAGTTTAACGGAAAAGTGCAAGGCGGTAGCTCATCATTTGATGCTATTGGATTAACATACAACAGTACACAGAAGTCAATTGAGGAAAATAGTCCCAATCCCAACGGCGCATTTAGTGTAATTTATAAAAATGATGGCAAGGGTATTAGCAGTAACAATACTGGTTTCTTTGTTGGATTTAAACAAGGTTCGTTACAATTTCAAGACTTTCAAATTGACTCTAGCATTGGCGAGCAGTCCTTGGATGTGAACATCAACAACATAAACAATAGTGATGTTTGGGTACAAACAATTGATGCTGATGGCAACCCCATCAAAGATTGGACCAAAGTTGACAGTGT